CCATCGACCGCGACGTAATAAGCGCGCGGCTAGTGCCGCAACCATCCATCTGTTTAGCTTCATGGCTTCCTTCCGTTTGGTTGTTATGCTGCTTTATTGGTGTCAATACTACTTATACGGCATCGCTTTTGCAATAGCTAAAACAACTATTTCCGCACAGTCATGCAAAGTTCACGATGGCGGTTCATCGGCGCTTCGTATCCGGTGAGGTTGGCGCGCATCCAATCCGGCGTCTCTGCGCGCTTCGTCTTGCGCTCGACTGCCTCCCGAAGTTGCTCACCTTCGAGCAGGCTGTATCGCACGATCACGCTCTTGCTGCTGCCGCTGCGGCGGCCTTCGCGCCATACGATGCCCTTGCCGACGAGAACATGCAGCGTGTCACGCACCGCGGCGCGCGGATGGTTCGGCAGCAGGTCCATTATCTGATCCTGGCTGTAGATCGTGTCTGCCGTCATGGCGTCAATCAGCTCTTGCTGCGGTACGGTCTTCGCGGTCGCTGCGCCGAGTTTCATCGTGTTTTTCATGCTGCTGCGTCCTTGTTCATCTTGCGAGCGCGCTCCGGCGCCCATGTCTCATACCCGCGATCCCATGCTGCGAACTTCTCGTCGCGCGGCGCCGGACCCTGATCGAGCCAGGCGTGGCACCAGTAGCAGCCGGGCACGGTGTAGATGTGATCGGCCTTCTTGGCGCCGCCCTTGCCGTGCTTGCTCTGGTTGCTGTGGCAAGGCACAACGATGTCGGGCGAGGCATCGCCGCCGCAGATCACGCGCAGATAGCATTGCTCGCCGCGGCAGGCCGCCAGATACTTCGAGCCTTCCTCGACGGTCGGCTTCTTCGTGCGTCGGCGCAGTGTCGTCTTGCGATCGGCCAGCGCGAACGGCTTCGGCTCTGGGCGCTTGAAGCCAGTTCGCTTCATCGGTGCGGATCGCTTCACCGGGCGCCCCATGTGAGCTGCAGGAACGGATTTGCCGAGCCCCTGCGCGCGTTGTCGCGCATGCGCATGACGCCTCGCATCTTCTCCCGATAGCGCCGCTCGATCGATGCCGATTCGAAAACGGGCTTGGGTGCGTCCTTGCGCTTACCGGCCGCCCATATGGCAGCCTCGCGGCCCTTGACGCCTACTTTGCGTTGCCAGTCCTTCACGTAAATGCTCGCGCCGTGCATCTTGACGATGTGATACTTGACGGCGCCGTATGTCACGCCGATCTCTTCGGCGGCTTCCTGGCACGTCATCGGGCGAGTCTTGAGCGCTTCCAGTAAGCGCTGCGGTACGGTTGTGGGTCTCATGCTGCCAATCCTTCATATCCCGGATCTGCTGCGATCCGAATGTCGTTGTCTGCCGCCCATGCGAGCGTGTATTCGATCAGACTATTCAGGCGCTTGACGCCCATCTGTGCGGTCGATTCGCGGATGTTCACCCATTCGCCTTCGATGCCCGGAACCATGTCTGTGCCGATGCCGGTCGCAACGGCGTGCGCAGACACCAGCAACGTTTTCCACTGGACAGCCGTCAGGCGTCGGCCGTGAAACTCGGCTTGGTCCGCGATCTGGCTGAATAGTGAATGGAGTAGGGCGTTCTGCCGGACAGTGCGAGTCGGCTCCTGGAGCACCAGAACGTGACCATCCGGCCGGCTGTGTACGGCATCGGCTGCCAGGCGTCGGTTCGTGCGATTGAGGAAGATCGTGACCTTATCCATCACGGCCCCTGCCACTGAGACGCTACGGCGATCGCTTGCTCGGCCGATTCGACGACGTAGATCTCGCCAGTCCATGCCGCGTGAAATTCTTCTTGCGCCGGCGTCAGCTTGCGTGCGCTCGGCGGCTTCTCACCGTCTTTGATTTCGAGAAGGAACGTGCGCCCGCCGTAATCGACGACGAGATCCGGGAACCCCTGTCCGACCGTGTGCGTCGGGATGACCTTTGCGCCGATCTTGCGTAACGCCGTGACGATCTCAGGCTGGTTGCGGTCGGCTTTTGCTGCGTATCTCATGCTGCGTTCTTAACCTCGTGAGAGCAAATCGAATGCTGCTGCTGCCACTCGCGGAACTTGTCCATTGCCAATGGCTCTAGTTCTGTCCACCCCAAAGGCCACCCCATTAGCCATTCTGTCCACATCGGGTTCAGTGGGCCACGCTCGCCATCCTTGGCCTGCCCCGCTCGTGCTTTGAAGTGCTTGTTTGAGTTCCCTCTGACCGCCTGTATCAGGTCCCCCCGGCCGCCGCGCTCTCCATCGCTCGCCCGGACGGTAGGCCAAAATCCAGATTCTTTCTCGCTCGTGCGGAGCTCCGGCGTGGTGCGCTCCAAGCACTCCCCATTCCGCATCGAACCCCATCTCGGCCAAGTCTCCGAGAACTCTTCCGAGTCCCCGAGAAGTGAGCATTGGGGAGTTCTCCACTTCGACGAAGCCGGGTTCCACTTCGCGAATGATGCGCGCCATGTGGAACCACAGTCCGCTGCGCTCTCCATCGATGCCGGCGCCTCTGCCGGCGCCACTGATGTCCTGGCAGGGAAAGCCGCCAGATACGACATCAATACGGTGGCGCCAAGGTCGTCCGTCAAAAGTCGTAACGTCAGGCCAAATTGGGAAAGGCTTGAGGCATCCATCGTTTTGCCGTTGTGCCAAAACTTGTGCTGCGTAGGCATCACGTTCAACCGCGACGACGGTGCGCCATCCAAGGAGGCGCCCGCCGAGCATTCCTCCACCAGCGCCTGCGAAAAGAGCCAGCTCATTCATTCATTCCTCGTTGTTCTTATGCGCGCTTGTCGCTGCGTATGAAATTCCAAATCTCTTTCTTCGCTGTCTCGGCCGCCTGATCGCCGGCCTTCTGCCGCACTCGCTCGATGATCGCCTTCGCCGCCCCGTATTCCCCGCGCCGGCCATCCCGTACCGCAGCCATGAACGACGCTAGGCATTCGGCGGCCGTCATGTCAGCACCAGACCAGCGAGCGGTAATCGACCGTCCTTCGGATCACGTAGTGGCGCAGCAAGGGCGCCAGCCAAGGATCGATGCAGGCAACTTCCATGTAGGCGTTGGCTAAGATGGTGATCGAGGTGGACATGGCGGTTCTCTGGTTACTTGATGTCGAGGCGTTGGCCGCGCACTAGGCGGCAGCCGGGGACATCGAAGCCGTCTTTCAGAGCGGCCGCGATCAGTTTCTTGTCAGGCGCAGGAGCGGGCGGAAGCGGCTCCGTCTTGTAGTTCGCCGGGATCAGCGCTTCGTCGTCGATAGCAACGCTCGGCGGATTCAGCGCGATCTTGATCTTGAAGAACGGCGTGTCGATCTTGTCGCGGCCGGCGAGTTGCAGCCCGTCGAGCAGGTACTTTCGGATGCGTGCAGCGCGGTTTTCCATCGCCTTCGCGCGCTCGGTCATCGCCTTTGCGTGCTCTTTGATCTGCTCGGCCGTCGCTTCCAAATTTCGGCACACGAACGCGGTATTCATCGCCTTCGTTTCCAGATCGCCGCTGATCGCTTCCAGCGTGTCGGCGAACGTGGCGTCATCCAGATCCAGGTCGACCAGCTTCGCGGCATCGGCGCGGTACTCGATGGCAATTTCGAAGAGGTTCATGCTTCACCTCGCTCGCGGATCATTGCGTCTGCCATGTCGTAGACCAGCCTTGCAGTGAGTGCGAAGCCTTCCGCGTTAGGGTTCGGTCCGTTCCAGCTTGCAAACCAGCCTTGAAGCGCCTTCGCCGCGAAGTAGTCGCGCAGCGTCATTCCTTTCTGCCCAAACTTGAAGCAAGGGTCATTTGCATCCGCCACAGCGTGCTGTAGTGGGAACGCTGCGCCGCCGTTGTCCTTCTCGCTCATCTTGGCTCCTTCGTTGTTATGTGACACCGTTTCGGCATCGGTTCGTCAATAATAGCGCGAAACGATGCCGTTACGGATGCGTTTATGGATAAATTTTTTCAATGATTGCTCGGGTGCGATTAAGCTCTTGGACCTCGCGCAGATCGAGGATCAGGCGCAGCGCATCGCGGCGCATGGTGCTCTCTGCGATGTCGATCTCTGCCTGGCGGATCTGCTCACGGACGATGTCGAGCGGGACAACGGTAACGGGCATGTGCTCGAATGCTTGTGCGCGAGCTGCAGCGCTGTCGATTTCTGCGAATAACTTGTTCATTTCGATTTCTCCGTCAATCCCCGCCATTCAAATCCGCCCGCGTGCTTTGCTGCATCGCTCGGCGTTTCACAGTGTTCGTATGCTGCGATCGGCGTCTGATCCGACAGCCCCCAATGCTCGCCCGTCCAGCAGCTAAACCATCGCACCAGCTTCCCGCCTGCCTTTACGCGTACCTCGTAGACCCCTTGATGAACCGGCTTAACGTCGCGCGGATACCATTCGGTTAGTGCTTGCATGCCTTCCCCTTGGTGCGCCGCCAGCTCGGGCCAGCGGCGCGGTCGTTGTTTTTAGAACGGGATGTCGTCGCTGAAGTCGCCGCCCGAAAATTGATCGCCGGCCGGTGCCGGGACATACGACTGCTGCGCTGCCAGCTTCTTCAGCGGCCGATCGCGCAGGGCGGCGACCAGCAGTGCCAGCTTTTGCGGCGACGTCTTGCGATCGAGGATTTCGGCTGCCGTCAGTTCGGTGTCCGCCTGGAAGGCTGCGTTGAGGCGCGCGCTCCATCCGGTTCCGCTGCCGTCGCGCTTCTCGTATTCCTCCATCGCGAGCAGGATGCCGATCGGCTTGTTGAGCAGTTCCGGGAACTGCGTGAGCGTCTTGTTGACGTTCGCGCCGGCATCGCGATCCCAAACCATCGAGGCGACCTGCGCCGGCTTGATGTCCTTGATTCCGAGGCAGGTCATGATTGCCATCAGCGTGCCGTAGTCGCCGAGCTTTTCGCCGTTCGCCTTGATCGTGTAAATCGAGAAGTTCGATTTCTGGCCGTCGACCGTTTCGAACGTGAAGGCGATGCCGCGCGTACCGCTCGATGCGGTGATGTCTTCGGCGCGCGTGAACTTGCCGACGTACTTGCCTTTCTCGTCGATAAAGCTGGTGCGTTGCTCGGCCTTGCGTGCGGCTTGTGCGGTTTCGTTGTTCAGTGCGTACATGTGCGTTC